GTGGGGGTATTTCACTCTTGGACCAAGGAACTGTAGGGACTTCCCCAAGAGTGTAGAGTGCACCGGATGGACCAGTGTGTCCGGACAAGGTGTGGCCCAAGAACCGTCCATGTGGTAACTTCCATTAGCGGTCGCTGGGGGCACAGGAAAACACACTCTACAAGCCACATTCCGTGCAAGCCAGGGATGTGGAGGTGGCAACCATTCATATATGTGAAAGAGGAGACTCAATACGAGCTGCGTCGATAGATGTTGAGTCCGGCGTAACTAGGTAGCTGAATGGGCCAATATACACTAGCAGTAGGAAATACTATGGATGTGCCCCAATAGACTGGAGCCCTGTTCACGACGACGAGTGATTAAATGCGTACACGCTATGCGCAGCGGGTGAGTGAAGGAAAGTTGGACAAGCACAGAGTACTCGTTGGGAGGGTACTAGTCATGGAAGCTTAGTGGCGAAAGTCCTTAATCCGGGAGGTAACTAGCGTAAGTGGAATTGGCAGGTAGGTACGCGTCCTAGGACAGGCTCATTGGGTTGGTCATCTAATGAGTTTCGAATCCGTAGACCGCCTATCGGCACAAAGCAGCAAGTATAAAGACCTCTAGTAACTGTATGATAAATCTGTAGGCCTGAAAAATATTAGAACCCCAACAATGAAATCTTCTAAGAAATCTAAGAATAATCAGCGTAAGGGGTCTGACCGGGAAGCAGAAAGACGTAAGGAGTTCATGAAGCGTAAGGTTAAGAATATCAGAAACAAAAGGGTCTGTGAAGCTTGGCAACGTGGAAAGTGCTATCGAGGAGATGAGGAATGCTTATTTTGGCACCCTCATGGAGATACTGAGTCTAAGGAACAATATGAAAAGCGAGAACAAGTTTGGTGGAAGGTGCTCGGAGTAACAGCCACATCTGGCAAAGATGAGGTGAAAAAGGCATACCATCGCTTAATTCGTCGTTGGCATCCTGACAAGGGTGGCAACAAGGAAAGAGCTCAAGCTTTGAATCGCGCATATGAAGAGTTCTTGAACTCAGGCATTGGTGAACCGTTGCGTGAGAAAGAATACCACGATTTTGCACCTGATGAGAGTAGGGAACCAAAAACCAAAAGAACAGGTAAGAGTGATGCAAATCCTACAATGCACGCTCACAAAGAAAAATACAAAACCAAACAAAAATCAAAAGAAGAAGAAGGAAAGGACCGCGGTGAAGAGAACCGTGAACACATGAACAATGTGTTGGACGAGGTACTAGATGAATTCGATGAATGTGAAGACAAACCAGGCGATATTCCTGTGGATATTGAACCAGTGTCAAACTGGGGTGATTTCATAGCGTTATTGAAACCTGGACGAGAAATGTGTCTTTGTGAAATGGACTTGACACAGTCCAACACACCCTACCAAGTGATAGGAGAATTGTTGGGTGTGTCAGTAAGAATTGGTGAACCAAAAATCTTGGTTAATCGGTTGTGTAGAAAACTACCACCGAATGCAACCATAGTGGCCAGTTTACCACCATTTGTCATCATCCAATCAACCAAGGAGACTACATTTTTGACACCAGAAATGAAACTGGAATTAGTCAAGAAAGCGGCTGAACAGGTAGCCCACCTGTCCCCGAATTTGATACGTGGAACAGATTACACGTACATAGCCTCCAAGATGCAGAACTATTTACGTACAAATGAAGTATGGTGGCGCAATTGTAGTGCTGACTGCTTAGCCTTTGTGCAAAGTGGCGAATACATGAAAATTGCTGTAACTATTGCTCAAACTCGTACCGATAGACTGAATCAGGAAGAAGAAATCAGGTACCGGTCTTGGCTCAATCAAAATGGGTATACTAAATGGGACATTGATAGGTATGTGGATAATTGGAGAAGAGCTAGGTACTCTGGTATCAAGTTTGGGCCCTTCAATATAGACATACAACAGCTGGTAAATACCAGTCTAGGCACTACTTTCTGCACAGCAGCAATGTTGGTAAAGAAGTATAGCCCGATCATGCCATGGTGGAAGTTGGCACTTTATGCTGCAGTGGGTACTATCCCCTGCATGGTGACCAATTGGTTTGTTACCCAATGGTGGTGGTATCCAGAACCACCCATAGGAATCTCCGCAATTAAATATGCTAGCATATGTTTGCCAGCATACTGCGCAAGGGACCAGGAATTGCCACCAATGAGGAGTGATGCGAGAATCTCCTTACCAAAGTATTATGATGAGCCTTGTAAAGTGAAGACATTCAACACATTTGGCATGGTGTTTAAAGGAGCTGGATACCAAGCCTGCACTAGCTGTTGCCACAACATCAACGTAGGATTGAGGAAAAGATACGTCTTTGATATTGAGTATGAACCGAGTGAAATAAGGAAAACCTACAAACTTGGTTTCAAATTTCTCAACTCTCTTAAAACCCCTCTCTGGCCCAACAAAACTAGAGAGGAATGGTTGGACGGACTCAAACCGAGAAGGGCCAGAGACATGAGAGCAGCACCTCCATTCTCGTATTGGAGTAAACAAGTCTTTGACGCCAAAGCGTTCATAAAAGTGGAACCGTATCTTAAGACACCTAAGCCAAGACTCATTACTACTCGTAGCGACGAATTGCAAAACGAGACCGGAGAGTACTTCTACAATGTACAATACTATGTGAAGGCACTCTTAAGTGAAGAGTCAGGTTCTTGGATCATCTACTGTTGTGGAATAAGTGCTGAGGAAATGGGCAGCTATGTGACTAGAATGGAAAATGGTGAAACTTGGGCACTCATATTGGGTGACGATGTAGTTTTCGCTGTTGATGGAGTGTTCTATACTTTGGACATCTCCAGCTGGGACGGAGCCATACAAAGAGAATGGTATGACTTCGAAATCCGCTTCATAGAGTCTCTACCAATAAGACATCCAAACTGGGACATCCTTAAACAACACTGGAAAGGTGTGAAGGGTAGCGCCAAAGGTCTTAATTATGAAATGAAACACTCCCGTAGATCAGGGGATTTGTGGACTTCTTCTTTTAACACACTGATCAATGCAAC